GTCCGATAGGCGCGACGGGCCCTACGGGATCGACCGGTCCGATAGGCGCAACTGGTCCTCAAGGGTCGACCGGTCCGATAGGCGCGACGGGCCCTACGGGATCGACCGGTCCGATAGGCGCAACTGGTCCCACGGGATCGACCGGTCCGATAGGCGCGACGGGCCCTACGGGATCGACCGGTCCGATAGGCGCGACGGGTGCAACAACGGGTGTTTCACAGGGTGTTCTGTATACACTGACGAGCTCGTACACTCTTCCAACGGCATTCTCGTCAGGAACAGCCGGTCCGAGTATAAATGGATATCATGTCAATCTGTCCTCTTTCGTGTCGGAAACTGGCGCAGGCGTCACGATGTTCAGTTCTTCGAGTGGTATGCTCAAATTTACAACGACTGGACTGTACCAAGTGACGTGTGTCGTTGTCGCGGATCAACCTGTTTCCAAAGTGGCGCTCGGAAAGACGTCTACATACACGACATGGACAGCACTTCAAGCGGCTGGTACTTTGGCGACGACCGGGTACGATTATGTGTACAATTATCCAGTTGGGTCGTCACCGTCCGAGGTGGTCACTTTACCGATCAACGTTTCAGACATTTCACAGTACTACTACTTTGACATCTTCTTGTCGACCGTGGCTGGTACACCGACCGCCTTGTATCCAACGCGTTCGACGACCGCTGTAGGAACCAATTACGGAACGTACATCCAGGTGATTCCTTTCGGAAGTTATGTCTCGTCGGCGACGAGTCCGTCGGCCGGTCTTCTTATGACGACGACCGGAACAACACTCTCATCGCCTCTAAGTTCAAACACATATCGAATCGCCATGACGTCCGCAAACAACTGGACGGTTAACGGAACGTCGACGGCTATAACAATCACTTCGGGTGGTAATTTCCAGGTGAACCAGGCGGGTGTTTACGAGGTTTCTCTCTGTCTCAATCTATCAGCGACTCCAGTTCAGTTTGGAATAGGATCACTCGGATCGGACACCGCACCGTCGACGATCGGTCCGTACCTGTACCAATATGCACCAATGTATACTCAGGATCCGACGACGGTCATCAGTCTTCCATTGAACATCACGTCAGTCTCAAATTATTATTACATCGACGTCACGTTTCCTTTGTACACGTCGACAGTCACGTTGACATCGACGTCCACGTACGTCATGATCCGACCTATAGGCACATATCTCCCACCGACGAACCAGGTCTGGACGCAACAAGGTTCGACTGCGTACTATAACGGCGGACCGGTCGGAATCGGTGTAGTGCCCACCACTTTGACAGAAACATTCACGGTCTCGGGGAACACGTCGTTCATTTCGAACGTCACCGTGACGTCGGATGTGTCCTCGAATACGTATGTGAATGCCCGGCGCATTCCAGTCGGATCTCTTTCGGTCGCCAACTACGTGACCGGAAGCGTTCCTTTGACGACCACGACCAATCTGATCCAGAATTACTTGAGTAATGCGGCGACCATAGGATCTAATATCGTTTCAGGAACGACATATCAGGTTTTGAATACACCACCATCAACTGCAACTTCATATGTAAATTTTGGTTCTTACTCTTCGACAAGTTTAGCAAATTTGGCTGTATCCAATCTGTTTATCGAGGCTTGGGTAAATTTATCAACCGCCTCGGGTGTTCAAGCGCTATGTGGTCGTCGTCAGGCAGATGGCGGTGCAACAGTTCCCGACTTCAATCTTTACTTTTACGCGGGACAGCCGAATTTCATTGTTTCTAACGTGTCTGGAACTTTAATAAGTTCATCCAATACGACTGCACTAATTGCAGGTACATGGTATCACATAGCAGCTTCATGGCAACGTACGGGTGTTAATACGGGTACAGTACGCGTTTTCACTAATGGTGGAATAGGTGGTTCGACTGGAAGTTTTACGACAGGTTCAAATATAAGGTTCACACCTACTGCCAATACGTGTATTTCTTCCGATAACACAGGTAACCAACTCTTTGGCAACGTCCTCGATGTTCGCGTTATGACCAACTGTATCGTCCCAGTGGCCACATTTACACCGCCCTCTTTTGGCTACTTCACAACCGCCCCCACGTACCGAACGGGTATGAACACCGGGTACACATCCAACCTGACTCTGGCACTCAACAGTCAGTACTTTCCAGGCGCATCCACTTCGCCCTATGGACCGTGTTTGACTTTGCCAGGGACGGTGGGGTCTTATTATACGGAGACGGGGACGTTTTTGAACACGACTCTGAGCTCTGGATTCACCATCGAGACGTGGGTCAATTTCGCGAGTTTGGCGAATTCGAATACATTCTATTCGTCTACTTCTTTGTGTTCCATGATCGGTAAAATCAATCCTATTGCTTCGGGTTCAGGAGGTGATTGGTTTTTTGGTCCGACGACCACCGGTCAAGTGTGTCTCGAATATTACAACAGTTCGGTAAGTTATGGCATGATCACTACAGGAACCATAACCACGGGGTCATGGACACATTTAGTCGCACAAGCAAACACTGCCGGTTACGTCAACATGTACATCAACGGCGTCCAACAAACCTTGACGGCCCAAAATACAGCGGGTTCCGGAACTGCACTTTTATTCAACGGAACAGTTTCCACAAATCAGTACAATGGAATAACGGTCGGTCAGTATTATGCAAATCAAGGCCCCAACTTTGCAATCGCCAAAGCAAGGGTCCTTTTCGGCGCCAACACCTACACAACCACGACATTCACACCCAACCCCAATCTCGGACCGATACCGGCTGGTGCAACCGTCGCTTGGCAACTCGAAAGCCAGTACCCTCTGCCGACGTACCCGTCGATTCAGGACATGACGCCGCTCGCGCTCCAGTCGTCCAGATACGGCGCCGTCCCCACACCGGTCGGCGGGGTCACGAGCAGTACGCTCGGTCCGTTTCCGACCGCGCCACAACTCGACTCGATCCAGTTCGACGGCACTGGGTATTTGGATTATGGCAACGCGGCATCGTCAGCTCTGACCACCAACATCTGGGCGACGCCGTGGACGATCGAGGCGTGGGTGTATCCGACCAGTTCTACGGGTAACGTTTTCTCGCGGTCCACTGACCTGTCCATTGGCCTGTCAGGTGGTACGGTCAATTTTTACTATGGTTCACAGACTATAACAGGTCCAGCAATCTCATTGAATCAGTGGACTCATATCGCCGCGACATATGACGGTACTCTTGCTAATGTATATGTTGGGGGTACTGGAACTTCATGGTCAGGAAGATTCGTGGCCGTAAGTGACGGTACGACGGCCGCCGCATACTCGAACGACGGTATCACATGGGTGGCGGCTGGTGCCCTTCCAAGTGCAGCCAATTGGCGTTCCTTAACGGTCAACCCCACGACTGGCCGGTTCGTGGCCCTTGCGCAAGTTTCTACAGCAGCCGCGTATTCCAACGACGGAATCACATGGCAGGCATCGACTCTTCCGAGTTCTTCATCTTGGCGTGCCGTCGCTGTCAATCCCACAACCGGACGTTTTGTCGCCGTGACCGATAGTCAGACAGCGGCTGCCTACTCGAATGACGGAATCACATGGATGGCTGCAGGGCCTCTTCCAAGCTCTTCGAGATGGCTTTACGTCACGGTCAGCCCCTCGACAGGGCGATTCGTCACAGTGGGTTACGGTTCAACGGCAGCGGCGTACTCGAATGACGGAATCACATGGGTCGCTGCAAACCCCCTTCCGAGTGCCTCTAACTGGTATGGACTTGCGTTCAGTCCAGTGACTAATCGTTTTGTCACGGTGGCTTACGGTTCGGCGGCTGCGGCATACTCTAATGACGGCATCACATGGCAGGCCGCGACGCTTCCGAGCTCAACGACTTGGCAAACGCTTACATGCAACCCCTCTACAGGCAGATTCGTCACCATCGCTAATAGTTCAACAGCCACGGCATACTCGAACGACGGCATCACATGGGTGAGTGGTGGGGCTCTTCCGAGCTCAACGACTTGGCAAATGCTTACATGCAACCCTACTACAGGCAGATTCGTCACCATCGCTAATAGTTCAACAGCCACGGCATACTCGAACGACGGCATCAATTGGATCTCTGGAAACCCGCTTCCGAGTACAGCTTTTTTTGCAACCGCGGGACTGAATCTTGTAGCCGGTCCCTTCACCCCGACCGCCAGCGTCCAGATAGGTGGCCCCACATTGTTCACAGGCAACCTCGCCGACGTCCGCGTCTCGAACGTCGCCCGGTACACCGGAAGCAGCTATACCGTGCCGAGCGTCGCAGCCGGTACGGCGCCGTTCGTCAACGACGCCAACACCATGCTCCTGCTCAAGTCGCTCGGTGGTCAGGTGGGTACCACGCTCGAGGTCCAAGGCCGAGGACTGAACGCCGTGTCCGTCGGTGCGACCAGAACGACGCGCGCGTACCCGCCGGCGCCCATGAGCTCGTACCTCCTCGACACTACGGGGAACACGGCCGTCACGTACGGCCAGGGGAAGTACGTCGCGAGTGCGAGTACTGAGTTCAACACCACACTTTTTATGTGCTGGCAAGCGTTTGATAAGAATACAGGGGGTGTACAATGGGCTTCGGCAACGCCTGTTTATTCCTCGAGTAGCCCGTACGGATACACGGGTTCAGTAACAACAGTAGATACCCTCGGAAACTCATACGCGGGTGAATGGTTACAGATTCAGATGCCAGTATCAATTATTCTGACGTCTTACACGTTTACATTTGCAGGTCCTTCAAATAATCAAAATCCGTCTAAATGGTCCATTCTCGGATCACGTGATGGATTCAACTGGAATTTGGTGAACACCCAAAGCGGAACGGGTGTTTTCTCTTTTGCGACCACGACATTCACCACGAGTGTTACACAATCTTACAACTATTACCGAGCAGTTTTCAACCAAATTTCTGGTACTGGGGTGTACTACTGTGTGTCTATTTTCGAATGGACCCTCAACGGCACCGAAGAGTCCCTCTGCGTCACGTCGGACGCCAAGGTGGGCGTCGGCGTCGCCAACCCGCAGAGGTCACTCGAGGTTGCCGGCGACTTGGTCGTGGGCGGTACGATCAGTGGCGGCGCGGGCATGGGCGCCTTCAGGAATCGCATCATCAACGGCGACATGAGGATCGCGCAGAGGGGGACGAGTACCACAGCTGGTGGGTATCTCATCGACAGATTCACTGTTATTCAAAGCATCACCACAGGTACAGTAACATATGCACAATCGAACCTGGCTTCTTCGGACACGCCATATCAACTAGGTTTCCGCAACTATATGAACGTGTACACAAACGTCGGATGCTCGAATTACACGTACGTTCTTCCTTACCAGCCAATTGAAGCGTACAACATGCTCGATTTCAACTGGGGAACATCGTTCGGAGTCCCGGTCACTCTTTCGTTCTGGTTCCGTTCAAACGCGCCGACGGGAAGTGTATTCAACGCGGCCCTGCGAACCGGTGCAGGAGGTGGAGGCAACTACCCCATATACATTACAACTTTCAACGTGGCATCATCAGGTGCTTGGCAATACGTGACGTTTACAGTCCCACCGCCGCCAAACGGGACCTCATGGAACACGACAGGCTCATCATCAGGCGTCGAAGTCCACATTGGAGGCCAGTATCCTAATCAACCAGCTTCAACAACCGTCAACTCGTGGATCTCGACTGGAAATTATTACACTTTCGCAGGGGCTTACAATTGGCCTGTGTTGGCGGGTAATTTCATCAATATCACAGGCGTCCAGCTCGAGAAAGGTACGGTGGCGACTCCGTTCGAGTTCCGGCCGTACGCGACCGAACTGGCGCTGTGTCAGAGGTACTTTGAGATTGGACCGAATGCCGACCGTTGGTTCAGTACATCCACCACATCTGGACGACTTATAGGTCGGTTTGTCGTACCAAAGAGAGGAAACCCTACAGTCGCGAAGACGTCTATGACGTATCTGGCTCAGTCGGGGTCGGCATCGTTCGCATCTGGCATAAATCAAACTATGGGGGTGGTTACTTTTACAGTTTCAGGGATCACACCTACTGATTTCACCTCAGATTATACAAATACTTTGGGAACGGCTGTGATACCCGCGAACGGCATCTTCGATGTCATGACATCTTCTGGTCAGACGGGTGGCCTGTGGACCGCAAGCGCCGAGCTTTAATTTACCCGACAAGAGTAAATGAGCTCAGTGGCCGTGGTGTCACTCGCTTCATTGGATGTTTGTCTGATATATTCAGGTCCGGCAAATCAGGGTTCTTACGGAGGCGATTGGGGTTCGCCACAGGTCACGATTCACATGGAGGTTCCCGAAGGTCTTGACCCTCAGTGCATCCTGGCCATCCGCGCCGATGACGGTGAAATCACATTGATCGAAGATCCCGTCAAACTCGCCGCCAAGACCGCCCAAGCATGGACCGATCTTCGGGCCCGGCGCAACGCCCTCTTGGCCTCGTGCGATTGGGTCGCGCTCGCCGACGCGAATCTGAGTCAGGAACGCAAGGACCAATGGTTCGCGTACCGCCAGGAACTGAGGGACTTGCCCGAAGAAATCACCGACCCGTTGGCCGTCGTGTGGCCGGCCGTCCCGGGTACGGTTCCCGCGGCGCCCGTGAGCGGGTCCAGGGTCGATAATCTTTTGGGTCAGGTTTGAGAAAGTCTCACGAGTTCATTCTTGATCCGGACCTTATTCGGACATAGGTCCATGAATTCCTTGAGGACGCTTTTCATTTCAAAAATAAACTCGCTATCCTCGTGGGCCATACCGTCCCAGTCCGTCCGGTCCATATCGATACCTGTATCACCCTGAAGGTCCCATTCAAAATACGTTCCACGAGGTCCGAGTCTTACAAGTACGTGGTTTACCCACAACTGTATAAAAACCCATTGTTTCACGATGCGGACCTCGCCTGGTGAAACCCTGACCCAATACTCATCCTTGTTTACGTTCGGTCGGACGAAACAGACGTTCTCGGGATCTTTCGTGATTTGCCTGAAAAACCAACGGGTCACGCATCTCAACGATGCACCCTGAGGCGCATCGACTCCCGACGGGAACTCGATGGTGTCCAGGGATCTCAATGGATTGCGCGGAACGTCTTGGGGTTTCACTCGGTCGCATGGAAACTTGCGTTCTTGGTGTCTTCTGAGAGACTGCTTCCAGTGTCCGTCACCGGTAAAATCCTTACCGCACTTGGGACAGACTCGGTCCATCTTTACTGAGGAGGAGGAAAAAAATCAGGGGAGACCCCGTCCTGGGGTCGGTCGACTTTTTCAAAACATGAATGTCATGTTCAGGTGAAGGAATTAATATTTTTTTTCGTCCATCATTTTTTCGAACACCTCCCTCCTGGGTAATTTTTTCCTCCTCCGGGTATAAAAATTTTAGACTCGTGAAAGGTAATGGATAACCTACCACTTGAGTGGTGGGACGGTCAGTCCACGAATCTACGGGTGATGATTCGAGAGATTCACAAGGCGCTCGGAGATAAGCACCCCTTCAAGTTACAGAACCTGATCGACCAATTGACGGACCGTGGATATACAGTAAATGTCAAGACCGGTGAAGTATGTGCTCCCGGTTCCTAAAAAACATCCGCAGTCAGTAGATGACTTCGCTGATATCAGCGAGTCCCATCGCGACCGGTCAGGTTCAATCGCTCGATTCGTTTCGGGCGCACAGCCTGCCTTCCGACGCGATGATACTCGCCAGCGCGACGCAAGTCCTGCCCGCGAACCAGAACCCGGGGTCTTATGCCCTGGTCGAATCAGGTACAGGAAGTTTCGGTTCGACTATAGGAGGTTCTGTCCCTGTCGTTACCCAAAGTCCATTTGCTGACCTCTATAAAGAAGGAAGTATCTACTTCAACGGAACTGTAGGAAACTATGTGACAAATACAGCGCCTTTCGCATCAGTTTCAACGCTGAATTGGGCCTCAACCGGAATTACCATAGAAGCATGGGTTAACTATACTACTTTTACAAATGCTTCCGCGTCGTATAATCCCGGGTCAGGACAAGTGCTCCAAATTCCTTACCTCTTGAGTTATGGTAATCCTGTAACAGGCAGTAACCAATTGTCTTTCGGATCGAACGTTAGCGGAAACTTTACATTTTATTATGTCTCGAGTGGCCTCGTTCAATCCGTCATGGCACAGACTTCTTTGAGCGCCAATACATGGAACCATATTGCTGTATCGGTAGCTCCATCCGGATTCATCTATCTTTTTGTGAACGGTGTTCAGTCTCAGGTTGTCGCAAACCGTAATGGAACACTTCAGCCTGCTGGATACTATGAAACAGTTCAGACACCTGTTTTGGCCGCCGCACAACCACTCGCTATCGGTCAAAACAACAATACGAATCCTCAAAATGTATATCTGACCGATCTCAGAATCACTACGGGCGCCGGCCTCTATACTGGTTCCACGAGCTCTTATGCGACATTCACGGTCCCGAGCGCACCACTCGGAATCGCTGCATCTGGAACGACCCAGTTCCTTTTGAGAGCCGGCCAAAATTCACCGACGATCCAGAACGGCGCCTTGACGTTCGACCGTGGGCTCAGGCAGTACATGGATTTCGGTCCCATGACTTTCAACTGGGCGACACGTGGATTCACGTGCGTGTTCAGGTACACATGGAACGGAACTAGCGCGGCGTACGATCGTATATTGTCATTTTCGAACGCTAATAATTCGTCTACAATGTCTGGTCTGGTAGTGTGTCGCGCTAACCTCACAAATGCATTGGCGATTTATTACTACACAGGAACTCCACCACCCCTGAATCTTCTCAACACGACGACGATCCTCACACAAGGTACAACGTATATCATCACGTTCACGTACAACCCGAGCGTCGCTTCCGGGACTGGAACTTTTTGGGTCAACGGTGCATTCAATAGCTCGGCGACCGGATTGAATTCGACGATCGCATCGGACCTTTTGTGTACGTACACGAGAGTCGGTGGAAATCAAAACGGAACTGAAAACACGTCTGCGTCCATGAACACCTTCGCGGTGTATAACCGTGTTTTGTCCAACACCGAAATCTACAACAGCTACCTGGCGCTGACCACGACGCCCGTCGGACGCACCATCGAGATCGGCGACGTCAACGGCGTACCGGCGCTTTCGGTGGCCGGTGACGGCAAGGTCTCTGTCCAAACCGTAGGCCTGACGAGCAACGTGCTCCCGTGGCCGCCCGCGGCGATGACCGGCTACGATACGGTCATCAACGGAGGCGTGTACAAGGCTAGGGCGAGCAACGAATTCAATTCGAGTTATCCAGCCTGGTATGGTTTTGATAAAAACACGTCAAACAGATGGGCAGGTCAGTCTGGTCAGTATAACAACGTCATCCCGTATCAATACGTAGGTGGTAATCCCCCATTGACTACAGACGTCAATGGAACAATTTTCAAAGGCGATTGGCTTCAGATTCAACTCGCTTCTTCTGTCCTTCTTTCGAGTTATCAGATTTACTACGATAATGTAAATTCAAATCCGGGCCAATTCTGGATCCTTGGGAGCCGCGATGGAGTTAACTGGACCTTGGTTGATTCGAGGAACCAAACTCAACCAGGCTCCAGTGGGTACATCACATTCACGTTGGCTTCTGTACCTTCACAGAGTTTCAGCTACTGGCGGATTGTAGTGGGCTCGTGTACGAACGCAAACGGAACTGTAAATCTGAATGAATGGACCCTCTACGGCACCGCCGACACTTCACCGGCGTTGACGATCGCGCCCGCAACGACGTTTGCCACGAGCGTCGCGACACCGGCGCTCACCGGCGTCACCGGAACAAACTACGTCCCGCAAGACTTTTCGAGCTCGGGCCTCAACATTCCAGCGTACGTCGTGTCAAACACGGCCACTACGGCAAACACGGTCCAGTACTCGAGTTTCGGGCCGTTTGCGGGAGAGGGGTCTCTGTATTTTCCGGGTGGGACTGGTCAGTATGTGGGTTTCGGTCAGCCGGCGCAACTTTCTTACAACTGGACGAGTTACGATTTCACTATCGAGTGTTTCGGAGTTTTATTGACCACGCCAATAAACGACCAGCGTATATTTGCTATGGATTATGAACAGCTCTTCCATATCACAACCAATAATACGCTTCGATTCTACCGAGCCGGAGTTACAGGGCCTACGAGCGGTTTGTTCATTGGTGGTGTCGTCCCGTTGAATCAGTGGTCTCACTTGGCCGTTTCTTGGTCGCAGTCGGCGCAGACAATGTACATCAGCGTCAACGGCTCGGTGACGGCCGTCGCTCTGACGGCGGGTACACCTACGTACACGGGCACGCGAAACATAGTCATGGGGCAATGGTCTGGAGTTCTTGGATATCTCAATATGTATATAGCTAATTTGCGTTTCGTCCGCGGTGCCGCCCTCTACACCTCCAACTTCACCCCGCCGACCGGTCCTCTTCAGCCGATCCAGGGTACGACGCAGGCCGGAAGACCTTACGGCACCGTGCTGCTCCTGCGTAACGCGCCCGCGCCCGGAAGGGTCCTCACCCAAAAATTCAGCGGGGCGAATTCACTCGGACCCTCTGGGTCCGCTGCTGTGTTCGTTTTTCCACCGGCAGCCATGACGACCTACGCGACCACCCTGAACGTCGGGTACGGACAGGGGACGTATGTGGCGAGTGCGAGTAGTGACTCGGGTGGAGCGGCCTGGCAGGGTTTCGATGGTACCGGTACAGGAACTACATGGACTACTGCGAGTTCCCTCTACACGTCCGGGGTTCCGTATTCCGGTTCAACCGTGACCGTGGATGTTACTGGAACATCGTACAGAGGCGAATGGCTCCAGATCCTGTTACCCGTTTCGATCGTGCTTTCGAGCTATTCCCTGACCCCGAATGGACAAAGTTTATGGTACGTACTGGGTTCGCGCGACGGAATCAATTGGTTCCTGGTCGATCAGCGCAACACGACGACGACTGTTGGTATAGGCGCGTCTTACACGGTTACTTCATCGCAGTCATTTTCGTTCTTCAGGATGGTGGTGAATGTCGTCCAAGGAGTCACTACCGCGTCCCTTTACGAATTCTTCCCTAACGGCTCCATAGAATCCATCAACGTCACCCTCGACGGCCGCGTCGGTCTCGGCGTCGTGGCGCCTACGCGCGCATTGGAGGTGGCTGGCGACGTGGTCGTGGGTGGGACAATGTCTGCAAGCGTTATAGGCGCTATAGTAACTAATTCTGTCTACGGTGGATCTTCTCCGTTTTATACTATTCGATCCGCCATGCCGAGTCTAGGAATTTGGGGTTCGTGGACGACGAACGCGATCGGGAATTATGCACAGAATACTACTGGTGCTACTCAATTGTACTATTATGTCGAAGGTGTCATAAACAATAATTATATAGGAGGAGCTCCTCTTCAGATTGCATATTCGTACTATTACGGACCTAGTGGTACAAACGGTGGAAACATAGTGACAGCTCCACTTTGGACAATAGGTTCTCGAGGACTCTCGAGCACTGTTCAGAACAATCCTCTGCTGTATCCATTTGTGGGTGGCATCGTGTACGCATTCACTTTCAGAGCGTACGACACGGTCAATAACATCGGACCTTTGTCGTGCAGCGGAACTTTTTATAATCCTCCGTCAGTCTCGGGTGGTGTCATCGGTCCAGGTCTTGCAGGCATCCAGGTGAATCTTGCTAATAATCCGACAGGACTCGGTGCTCTTTCACTGTATCTTCAATCTGTAAGTACCGTGATAACTCAAGGTCAGTCTTACTATAGTTACAGTGTGAATATCTACGATACCGTAAATAGTTTTACAAACTTCAAAAACAATGCCAATTGGATTCTCCAAATCTCGGCAGTACCAATCGGATTTTAATGAGCTTGTCTAATAAAATGTCAACGACTCGGTTTGTTCGTGTTAATTCCGACACACTCGAAGTTGTTTGGAAATATACAGGCGGTGAAAAACTCGAAGAAGATGATCTCGAGTGTACGATTCCTTTCGACGTCCTGGCTGAACAGGCGGTCCTCGTGGACGGAACAATCACGCTCGTCGAAGACCCCGTAAAAGTTCAGGCCAAGTTCGATACCCAATGGGCTTCCGTCAGGGCCCTACGCAACACCCTACTCGCCCAATCTGACTGGACGTGTAGCGTCGTCGACAACGTGCCGCCGAACAGGGACGCGTGGGTCATGTACCGCGCCGAGCTCCGTGACGTCACGAAACAACCCGACCCGTTCAATATCACATGGCCCCCGAAACCTTAAATATCCACAAAGAGTAGATGAGCACGCCGTTCAATCAGGCGGCGCCGAGTTTCCCGACGGTCATCAACACGTCGAATTGTCTCGTGTTCGGGAACACGGCGTCGACGGCCCTGAGCGTCCAACAGCTCGGCACCGGAAACGTATTCAGGTTCAGCAACGCCGCCGGACTTTCGAACGTGATGGTCATGAACAATCTCGGGTATGTGGGTATCGGTGAAACGAACCCTGCAAGCAAACTTCAGATCCAGGCAGGTTCGAATGTAATTTACTCGATAGCAACATATCCAGGTCAAAATATCGGACAGGGTGTCGGTGCAGTTCTTCCTATGGTTAAACTTGATAATTTGATCGGCGGTTCAAATGACATTTTTATGAAAATCATTGGCCGACGGCACACGGCCGGGAACGATTGGACTGGTGTATCTCAGAGAATACAGCATCAGGTGGATGCGACGGACATGGGATACATGGAATTCAACCCCGGCTCGGGTTCACAGGGTACGGCATTTGGAAACGGAACGACTGAACATATGCGTATCGACTCGTCGGGTCGTGTCGGTATCGGGACGACGAGTCCGTCTTCGAATTTTCAGGTTGCCCAAGGCGGTACGGCAAACCTCGGAAACGGTCTATACACCCAACTGAACAGCATGGGTCAGACTGCCGCGTCTTTGCTCGCTGGGTACAACACAGGTTCAGGTCCGACACTCTCCGGCGGCGAATACACATGGACGATCGGCGGCGGCGACACGAACGGAGCTATAACGAATACTCCTCCGTTTGTACCGGGTGGAACCTATCTCATCACTTGGAACGTCCGTAGTACTTCAGCCGGTGTAACGTTCAATTTCGAAAACCCATCGTTCAATTCACTGTACGCTTCGCCGACCCTTACGTCATCGTACCAGAATCTTTCGTTTTATGTCACCATCCCTTCAAACGGTCAGGCTTTGACCAATTATCGTGTGTACGGTGGGTCTACAAAGAACATAATATGGAACGCGTATAGCGTCCAGAGACTCGATACACTGGTTACAGGAAACTTGGGCATCGGGACGACGAGCCCTGGTTACACTACCGAAATTTCAACCAGTACATCATCGACGAACACGAGTTTCCTCGGTCTCACTAATCCTTACATTTTTGGGTTCAATACAGGACTCAACATAGGGTCAAGTATAGTCTATTCGAGTCGTTGGCAGGGTGACGGACTCAGTGGTATCGTCGAAATGTGTAAAATTGACGGGCGTAAAGAACAGAATGCAAACTACGGCGATTCGTACTTGGCATTCCAGACCCGATACACGGCCGATCGTGTTAACGGAGGTGTCGGTGTTTTGTCTGAAAAAATGCGCGTCACTTCGAATGGCTTCGTAGGTATCGGCACGACGACCCCTGGATACACATTAGACGTCGTAACACCATTAAACGCCGTAACATGGTCCGGATACATGTGGTATAATAATACGACGGGTAACCCAGCGTTATCCGGCACTGATTATATAGCCGTCAACGCGAACGGGGCTTACCGTACGACGTCGGGAGGTTTTCTCAAAGTATCGGACGTACGAATCAAAAAGAATATTCAACCGATTTCGAATGTTTTCGATGCCGTCATGGCCCTAAAACCATGTACGTTCCAATATATAGACGAAGCGAAACTCGGTTCACAAACCGTCCAGGGTTTCGTCGCCCAAGAGGTTGAACAGGTTCTTCCGGGCGTCGTGAACAAGACAGGGAAGGGTTACGTTCCTGACGTGTACATGCGTGCTACGGCTATTGGACCGACGGTCACTTTACCCGAGACACCGAAGAACATAAACCTCGTTGGAACAAGGGTCCAGGTTTTTTATCAGGATTCGAGTAACGTCGAGGCTGTATTCGAGGCGAACGTTACCAGTTTCAGTGACAATACGATAACGTTCGATAAAGAAGTCCCGGCCTCGGACGTATTCGTATACGGTACGTATACCGAACAGATGTATTCGGTCTCGAACGAAAGTATGGTTCCGACGCTCGTCGCCGCTATCCAGCAGCTCTCGGCCGAAAACGCAGCCCTAAAAGCCCGTCTCGATGCACTCGAGGCTCGTATCAGTTAAATTATCGGCGCGAGGTATCGCGTAATCAGATTTTGCATACCCCAATTCGTTCGAACTTCGTTCGTCACCGCTTCGGCGTACGTCCGGAGTTTCTCGAGATCCTTCCAGGTTTCGAGAATCTCCAACGCTTCATCGGCTGTTTCGAACATCGCCACACCCTTGATTTCCCGGGCGTTTCCGACGGGACGAGTCAACACCGGTACTCCACACGACGCAGCTTCGAAAACACCCAAAGGCCCACCCTCCAACTGAGAACAGCATATCAATGCGTCAATGTCACTGTACATGTCTTTTCCGTCTCGCCCGAAAATGTGGACCGGTTCGTACCCCCCTCGTGTACAAATGTCCTCGAACATCTCGTACCCCTTGATCCTGTTGTACTCTTCGACGTTTCCTTTGTTTCCGATGATCCCGAGGTGTCGGACGGGTCTGACGACGTGAGACACGGGAAACGCGTCAGTGTCGACTCCGAACGGTGTGTACGACGCGTCAATGCCGTACTTTTTCATCTCGAGACACGTCTCCTGTGAAACGCCACAGTACTTTGAAAGCGGACTGTATCGATCGAGCGTTTCCTTGAACAAGGTCATACCCTCGAATCGAGGACAATGTGCAATGACGACGAATCGCTTCAGCATCTCTTGGCACGGTTCGATCCCATACAGTTCTTTAATTCTGTGAAGACTCGTGTTTGAGATGATCGCGTCATACTCCCTCCATTTGTTCGTACACCAAAGCGCACCGTTATCAGTTCCGTTTTCCCAGTCGTACATGTCAACCTGATACGGGAGGTACTTTTTGATCGCCTTGCTGATTCGACCAAGGGCCCATTTCATTTCCGACCAGACCGCCACCTTTTTTGTGGACGTGGGCATCATTCGTCCCTCGAAAAATGCCTCGTACATCGCCGCCACTCTCTCGGTTGAAAAGTTGTTCATGGCCCATGTACGGCACGCCATGGGATCAATCTCGTGGATGCGACGACCCGCTTCAACCATCTGATCGAGCGTCCGACACCTGAAACCGGTGACGCCGTGGACGTTGCATTCAGCAAACGCACCCCAATCTCCTGTAATGACTGGTGTTCCGGACATCATCGCTTCGACGTGAACACCGCAGAATGGCTCCGCGAACATCGACATGCACACGACAGCTTTGGCCTTTGCCATGAGCATCTTGCGTTTTTCCGTATCGACGTGTCCTACGATTTCGACGTGCGCCGGCGGAGGAAACACGTTCGCCTCCCGGAATCCTTCTTCGCTGTTTTGGCCGGCGACGACGAGACGAACACCGAGGCGTTCAGTCATCCGAACCGCGTGTTCGAGTCCTTTTGCGACTCCGACGCGTCCCACGAACAAAAAATAATCGTCACGATCCTTCATCGGAATTACCTGATCGACAAAATCGTCCACGACAAAGTAATTCGGAATGACAGCCTCCTTTGACCACAAATCCATGCCGACGCAGTGACCGACGCGATCCGTCTTCATGAATGAATGGTACATGGCGTACGATTCGAAAATCTTGTACTCGGCAAAATGACCATACGGGTACCCTATTCCCGGTTCAACAACCTTCAGTCCTTCGCCGGCGCCGTCGCAGATCGCTTTGTGTCCGCATCCCCAGAATGCCAAAAGAACGTCA